GTACAGCCACCCCCGGCCGAAGAACCGCAGCCAGGCGAGGAGCCGGAAAAACCGGCCGTCATCATTGTCGGTATCCTCGTGTTTATAGTCATCATCAGCCTGGCGAGATGGGTAGGGCTCTGGTAATGCCGGTACGCAAGTGAAATAACGGCAAGCACGCGATCGGGTCCGGTCAGTGTATGTACAAAAGCAGGGCGTCAGCCGAAAAGGCATACCGGGCGTACCTGGCCAAAACAGGCACCAAGGGTGCGAAGCGCCCGCGGGGCCAGTCAAAGTAGGCACACGGAGGAGGTGTGGCTTGAATGGCCAAGAAAGGGAAGAAACCACGGCGGACCATGAAACAGCTGTTGTGGAAAAAACACTTTTTAGACCCAGAATCAGAGGGTTACTTTAATAAAACAAAGGCGTCAGAGCTTGCGGGGTACGAAACAACAAACAAAACATCCCTATCGGTCATCGGTTGCGAGAACTTTAATAAGCTTAGGGATGAGATCGCGGAGCATTTTAAGAAAAACGGCTTAAGCGACGAGGATTTCGAGCTAAAGCTTATCGAGGGCATGAATGCCAAATCAGTTAAGACAAAATTTGATACCGATACCGGCAGGTGGCAATACTCAGAGGCGCTTATTGATTGGGGAGCGCGATACCGATACCTCGAGCTCATGGCCAGGGTGACAGGCAAGCTCAAGGTGGGTATCGAGACCGAGAGCATAGACAACCTGGTGAGGGCAATCGCCGATGCAAGGGAACGTGCAAAGGGATCTGGAAGCTCAACTGAGAGCTGATATCACACAGTTTTATTTCGATCCGCTTGGGTTCGTCATGTATGCATATCCATGGGGGGTCGAGGGCACCAGGCTTGCGGACGAAGAGGGGCCCGAGGAGTGGCAGCGCCAGATCCTAACGGACATCCACACAGCGTTGATGACCGGCGAGGTGTGGAACAATGGTGAGCTCAAAAAGGTTGGCAAGAACATCTTTATGGCTGTACGGTCTGGGCACGGCATCGGCAAGAGCACGCTCATGGCCTGGCTGGACCACTGGGCGATGTCAACCCGCGAGTTTCCACAGATCGTGACCACAGCCAACACCCAGACCCAGCTCAACACCAAAACATGGCGCGAGCAGGCCAAGTGGCATAAGATGCTGATCAATCGCCATTGGTTTAAGTACACAGCCACCAAGTTGTTCCACCAGCTGGCGCCCGAGGATTGGTTCTCAGCTGCCATACCATGGTCGGAAAAGAACCCTGACGCCTTCCAGGGCACCCATGAGAAGCACGTCGTGGTTAAATACGACGAGGCCTCCATGATTCATAGGCTGATCTGGGAAGCCACTGAAGGCGCAATGACGGACTCTCATCCGGATGCGACCAAGATCTGGGTGGTGTTCGGCAACCCTACCACCAACACCGGCAAGTTCTTCGATTGTTTCCATAAAAACAAGGCGCGCTGGCTCACCTACGAGGTCGACTCAAGGACCGTAAAGAGGACCGACAAGAAGCTTTTTGCCGACTGGGCCAAGGAGTATGGCGAGGACTCCGACTTTTTCCGTGTCCGCGTGAAGGGCCAGGAGCCACGCGCCGGCATGATGCAGCTCATCCCCACAGAGCAGATCGAGCTGGCCATGGACCGTATGTATCACAAGTCAGCGTATATATTCGCACCCAAGATCCTGGGCATCGATATTGCCAGATACGGGGATGACAAGACCTGCTTTGTGAAACGGCAGGGCCTGCAGTGCTTTGATCTCGAGAAATACAGAGAAAAGGACACCATCTGGGTTGCAGAGAGAGCGAATACCATCATCAACGAGTGGCAGCCGGATGCCGTGTTTTTGGATATGGCCAGCTCCAACCGTGTGAGCGGTGTTGGTGTTTACGATTACCTGTTCAACAAAATGAAACATCGCATGGTAATAGGCGTTCAATTCGGCGGAAACGCTATTGATGGCAAGCGCTATGCCAACAAACGTGCGGAGATGTGGTCAAAAACCCGTAAGTGGATTGTTTTAGGAGGGGCAATCCCTGAAGACACCGATCTGCGGGACGAGCTGGCCGCACCGGAGTACTTTTACAATATGTCAGGGGCCCTACAGCTGGAGCGCAAGCGCGACATGAAGACCCGGCTGGGATTCTCACCAGACACAGCAGATGCGCTGGCATTGACCCATGCCGGCGAGGTTCGTAAGAAGCCAGAGGACCCGTTCAAGGATGGACGATCAAGACCTTCAGAGCGTGGCAGAGCCAAGGGACTGCCCGACTACGATCCCCTGGAAAACATTTGAGCTGACCCAAGAGCGGCCCGAATGTTTCGCCATGCTGCCGGAAGAGGCGATGATCTTTAAGGTCGTTGTCCAGGGCCAGCACAAGGGCTGGTTTGCATTATGCATATATGGCCAGCTGGGCGTGTGCCACATGCAGATAATTACCGATCTGTCTCACAACGACATTAAGCGGTTGACCGGCAGTTTCGAGGTCGAGATCATCGAGATGTGCAAACGAGACAACATCCAGCACCTGGTGACCCATCGCCTCGACCTGGATGACAGGTGGGGCAAGTTTCTTAACCTTTTCGGGTTTACAGATCCGATCATGATTTACACATCCACAAGGAGCATATAATGGGAGTGACAGGACTGGCAATTGCCACGTTGCTTGCGGCCGGGCTTGGCGCTGGGGCCCAGGTCTATACCAGCCACCAGCAGGTCAAACAGAGCCGAGAGGCGGCAAAAAAGTACAGAGATGAGATGAAGAAGCGCACCGAGGAGGCGGCGGCTGAGCGTGAGCGCCTGGAAAATATGGAAAAAGAGCGACGCAAAAAGATCGCCGAGAGGGGCACGCAGCTGCCCGAAACCATTCTCACAAGCTTTGCCGGGGTAAAGCCCGGCCCGGTGGGCAGTAAGCTGCTCGGAGGAGGCTCATAACATGGCGTACATTTCTATACACGAACGCAACGAGATGGCAGCGAGAAATCGAGGCCGCGTCACTGAAAAAGATATCCTTAAAAAGATCCAGTCGGAAGCTAAGGGTGAGATCGGGTCTTTGAACGAGGCGGGCGTGCTCAACGAGCTTATCAAAGCGGGCGGCATGAACGCGTATAAGCGCTTCAACCAGCTGTCGGACTCCAGGCGCAAGCAGTTCGTAAAACAATACAACCAACAGGCCTTGGCCGCCAAAGATCTGGCAGATACGAAAGCACAGCTTACGCTGATGCAGGAGACCGCGGCCAGAAACAAAGCGGCAAGGGCCAGGCGCTTTACCAAATATCCGGATACGTTAAAAACCGGGTTTACCGGCGCTTCAGCGCCCATGCTATTCAGACGAACACTGGGTGGTGCATAATGACAGTAGATACAGTTCCGATTGCAGTGGCTGATGGCGCCACCGGGCTTGCGATGCAGGATGACAGGAAGTTGGTACAGGATGCCACCAGCGCTGAGCCAAAGGCGGTCAGGAAGCGCTATAACCAGATGGAAAAAGACTACCGCGACTGGCACGACATCCACTATGACCAGGCGCAGTATCTGGTGCTCGGCCGTGGCCGCTTTCCGCAAAAAGGAGAGCGCGGCCATCGCAACCCGAAGCGATCCTACAAGGTGATCAACCCTGCTGCCACAAAAGCGCTGCAGGTGTTCGGCGCGGGGCTGCACGGCACACTGAGCAATCCGGCGCGCCTGTGGTTCCGATACGGACTGCTCGACCGGGATAAAAACCATTTTTTCCGCAACTGGCTTGACGAGGCTGAAAGAAAGGCCTTCGCTGTCCTTGGTATGAGCAACTTCTACCAGGTGGCTCACAACGGTTATGAGGAGTGCGGAGGCTTCGGTCATCACACTGTAGGTATGATGGAGCATCCGGAACACATCGTGCACTTTGTGCCGTACACGGCCGGTGAGACGCTGATTGCAACCGATGGGCACGGCATGTGCCACACCATGGCCAGAAAGTACGAGATGCAGTTATACGCCATGGCGCTTGAGTTCGGCCTTGAGAATATGAGCTACCAGGCGCTGCAGCAGCTGCGCACCAATCCGTATGATTGGCGCACCGTGCTGCACATCGTAGAGCCCAACCACGGCAGAAACGACCAGTACATCGACAACCGCAACATGCCGGTCAGATCCGTGCACATCGAAGAGGGCATCGATGATCGATGGTTGAAGTTTTCCGGTTTCCACGAAATGCCGGTATTCTCGCCACGGTGGTACGCATCGACAGGTGACAGCTACGGCTGGGGCCCAGGACTGTGGGCACTGGGGTTGTGCAAGGCTGTACAGAAGCTTGAGAAAAACAGCTTCTCGATAATAGAAAAGCTGCACGAACCCCCAGTGGGCGTGCCACCCTCACTGACAGACCAGATGTTGGACCTAAGCCCACGGGGCAAGACTCCGATCACCCAGGAAGAGTTTGCCGGCGGCGCCCAGATCCGGCCGATCATCGAGATAGACCCAAACGCTCTGATCGCTGTGGAAAATAAGATTCTGAAGGTCGAGGATATGCTCAAAGAGCTGTTCTTTAACGATTTATTCCTGATGCTGGCCGAGGATAAGACCGGACAGATGACAGCCACAGAGGTGCTCAAGAGAGATGAGGAGCGGGTCATCATGCTGGGCCCGAGCGTGCAACGCCTGACCCATGAATTCCTGGACCCAATGCTTACCCGGCTTTTAAACATCATGATCAGGCGCGGTATTGTAAGCCCGCCACCCCCGGAGATCATGGAAGAGCCCTATGAAATCGAATATCTCAGCGTGCTGGCCCAGAGCCAAAAGATCATCATGGCCCGGTCCATGGACACATACCTTGCCCAGCACGAGCGGGTCACCCAACTCGACCCCAGGACGGTGTATAAGACCGATTGGAACACATATATCGATGAGTGGGGTGATCTGATCGGCGTGCCTGGCAGGATCATCCGCAACACCGACGAGGCCAATGCGATGGCCGACGCTGCTGCCCAGGCCGAGGCACAGGCGCTGCAGGCGCAACAGATGCTGCAGGGAGCCCAGACAGCGAAGATTCTCAGCGAAACCAACGCGCAGGGCAATAACGCTCTGGGTGAGCTGCAAAGGACGATACAGTGACAAACCAGGATCGGTTAAACAAGCTGATAGCGGATACCAACAGGATGCAACGCATCGCTCGGCAGTTTCAGACCGGAGATGGCGGAGACTTGTTGATTTACATACTCGAGCTTTCCGGCTGGGACAAATCCCCAGAGGGCGACTATGAGACAGGCGCCTATTCAGTCGGCAAGCGGTTGATGACAGACCTTGAGCGATGGGCGCCGGGTGTGATCGCCTGGTACTCGGACCAAAAGGCAAGTGCGTTTAAAGCGGCCCTACGCAATCGTCGTAAGGCCTTAGAAAAGAGCATACGCGAGGAGGTGTAGTATGGGTATCGATGGATTGAGCGAAGAGTATAGCGGAAATGAGCTGTTTGCCGACTATGAGGACGTTAACGGGCTGGCAAAGGACTTTGTCGATCTAAAGAATGCCGACTGGAAAGATGGGCTACCGGATGAGCTAAAGGAAAATGAGACACTCAAGGCTATGGAGAGCCCGACCGATCTGGCCAACAAGCATCTTGAGCTGGCAAAAACTCATGACGACACTGTCAGAAATATGCCGGAAGGCAGACCAGAGAAGCCCGAAGACTATAAATTCGACGACTGGCCCACCGATGACCAGGGCCAGCCGATATTCGATGAGGCCGATCACAATCTCTTTAAGAAGTACGCTCACGAGGCTGGGTTTAACCAAGGCCATTTTGAAGCTGCGGTCAGGTATGATCTGGTAAGGATTGGCGCGAAGATCCAGGAGTTTGAGACGAAACGAGAAGAGGCGTGGACACAGATAAAAGCTGCGCGGCCCGGCATGAAGGATGAGCAGATAAGGGAGAACATCAACAGCGTTTGTGAATCCCTCGGGATGACAGAACTGGCCACACGCATCGATCTGCAGTCGGACCCGACGTTTGTGGAAGCGATGCTCAAGATCAAGGAAAACATTTCCGAAGATGTGCTGCGCATGGCCAAGAACGTGACCGGAGGCAACAAGATCTCACGTGCCGCTGACGGCACACCGATCATGAAGTATCCGTCCATGCGTAAGTAAGTCTACAATTTTACTCTACAGCTTAGGAGGCTGATATGGCTACAAAAACACTCGATCGTATGCACCTGACCGAGGTCATGAATCGCATCGGACCCGACGGCAATCTGATGGCAATCGCCGAGGTGCTTAACGAAGCTAACGACGTTATCCAGGATGCGATCTGGTATCCTGCCAATGAGTACTGGAGCAACGACACGCTGCGGCGTGCCAGCCTACCCTCCGGTACGTGGCGCAAGTTCAATGAGGGTGTCGACCGCGAGGTGACCGAGACCATCCGTGTCACCGATCCCCTCGGGAACCTGCAGTCCAGAAGCGAAATGGATGTCGACTATGTGGACAGCCAGAAAGAACCGGAGCAGTTCCGCTCCGATGAGGACATGGGGTTTGTCGAAGGCCTCGGCCAGGAGTTTGCACGCGGCCTGCTCTATGACGACTCTCGCGCTGATCCTGAAAAGATGAGCGGCCTGGAATGCCGGCTCGACACGCTGGGCGCGTCTGCTTACAACGTGATCAGCAATGGCAACTCCAGCGCATCGATTAACACCAGCGTCTATGTGGTCGATTGGGGCCCGCGCACCGCGTATATGGCCTATCCGTACGGCACGCCCATGGGGCTGCAGGTGCTCGATCGTGGCATCCAACAGGTGCTCGATGGAAACAGCAAAAACTTTGAGGCCTACGTGACCGTGTTTAAGTGGTTCTGCGGCCTGGTGATCAAAAACCATAAATCCATCGGCCGGATCTGCAACATCGCCCAGTCGGGGGCTTCGAACACCTTCGATGAGGACAACCTGATCAAGCTGCTCAACCGCATGACCAAGGGTCCTGGGCGACGGATCTATGCCAATGAGGATGTCCTGACTCAGATGGAAATCCTCGCCAAGGATAAGACCAACATCAACTACACCCACTCCGGTGGCGAAGGCCTGGCAGGCGGCGGGCCCGTGCTACGGTTCAAGGGTGTGCCCGTGCGTCAAATCGATCAGATCACCACCGAGGCCGTCGTAGCTTAAGTGGTTTAGCGTTACCTAAACCTTAATCTCTCAGAAAAGGAGAGTGCCATTATGATGGACGATCTTTATAACTTCAGCGACAAGCAGGCGCTGACCAATGTGGCTACGTCTGCCGCTCAGAAGTCCACAAACGTCAACTACGAGGGACGCACAGCCAAAAACGCGTTCGGCGTGGCGATCAACGAAGAGATCACCGGGTATTTTAACTTCTCGGTGACCACCGCCTTGGTGGGCGCCTCTGCGGCCATGACCGTCAGCCTCGTGACCAAGGCCGATGCTTCCATTAGCTCCGGTGCGACCGTTATCGCCTCGATGACCGTGCCGGCTCTGTCTGCTGCCGGTTATCAGCAGTCTGTGAAAGTCGAGAGCAAGGCCCGGCTGGCCTACCTGGGCGTCATCTTCCAGGGCAGTGGCGCGAAGGTTACCAGCGCTACGGTAAACGCCTGGCTCGGTTTGAAGCCACCCAAGACCGACGACTAAAGCTGATGGATAAACTCAAAAAACTTCATGAACTCTACAACCGGTTGCCGGGGATGAAATGTATCCCCGGCTGTACCGATTGTTGTGGCCGAGCACCCTGGTCGCCCCTGGAATACGAGCAGCTAACGGATGAGGAAAAGGAACGCTTCCACAAGCTGACCTGGCAATGCCCGTTCGCTGTGCCGGGTGTGGGGTGCTCAGTTCATGAGAAAAGACCTTTTATCTGCCGATTTTTCGGCACCACTCCCGCGACTGTTTGCCCCCGAGAGGTGATGCCCGATGGCTTTATCTCTGTAGAAGAGACGCAGGAGCTTACCACGTATTACGTGAGAAACTATTTCGAGGAGATGAGCGATGACCTTAAATCCGAACAATCCGGTGGCAAGCGACGACCCGACGAGGTTCGAGAATGTAAAGGCAAAGGTGGCAAGGGCCCAGGCGAACAAGCCGCTTAGCTACTACCAGCTGCTTAAGCGATCTGATGTGATCGGTGGCACCGCCTGGTTAATGGACGGCAAAGGATACCGCATTGATCCTATCAAGGGATTGATTGCGCCGGCAATCACGGGAATAGAGCATGAAACGCCATGGGTGCACAGCTATGAGGAAGAGCACAGAAAGTGCAGAACCTTTATGACCGTGTTTAACTCGTGCCATATCGTGCCCACCCACTGCTTAAGCTGCTTTAAGGTGGTGGTCAGGCCGCGCACCCTGGTGGAGTTGTTTAAACTGCACGAGTTCATGCACAAGACCTGCCTGCCCAAAAAGATCCCCTGTAAATGCGGCATTGAAACCCGAGCGTATGTCCACGGCAACTATGGCGGATACTTCTACAACGACTGCCTGGCTGATGGGATTAAAAAATATCGCTGGGTGAGAAGGCAGATCGACAAACATATCAGCCCC